GGTGATTTTTCTACATCTTTGATGTCAATCAAGCGAAGAGTTCTTATGGTCGTTCCAACACCAGAAATCAAGCATCCTCTTTTTATTAGATGTTTGACTTATGCTAAGAAACTATCTAGGAAATGTTCACATATCAAAATCAAATCTTTAGATGATATAGCTGATTTCATCGTGGAAAAATATGGTAGTGTTAAAAGAAAAAATTATCTTGCAGCAGTTAATTCGCTTAGAATTAACCCTGAACTCACTAGGTATGATTCAAATGTTACAGCGTTTGTTAAGCTGGAGATGTTACCTCTAACTCCCAACAAAAGTTTAAAAGCAAGAATTATACAAGCAAGACAACCAAAAAATGTAAGCGTCACTGATCCTCCTCGATGGTTAGTGTATAACATGATATTTAAGAACCTTGAACATTATATATATAATTCAAAGAGATTGTTTAATGAATTAGATGATACGCAAGAAATCGCAAAGTGTCTCAATCCCACACAACGAGCATATATTCTCACTAAGAAAATAGATTCCATACCTGACCCATACGCTATACCATGGGATGGATCTTCTTTTGATGCTCATGTTAATTCTGATTTATGTGGAATAGAACGTAAGTTTTATTATCACTATCTTAAGTTATCAGGTAATACCCATCACGCTAATGAGTTCATGCGTTATTTTCAATGGCAGATTGATAATAATGTATCCATGACAACAAGTGATGGAGGCAGAATTAAATATAAAGTGAAAGGTAATAGAATGTCTGGAGATTGGAATACATCAATAGGTAACATCATATTGATGTGTTTAATGACTGTTTCCATCTTAGATTATCTTGGTATCCCAAAGTCATCATGGCGTTTATTAGATGATGGCGATGACTGCATGTTAATAGTTTCAAAACCTTACGTTAGCATGTTATGTAAACAACTCAGTGATCTATTTCTTGTTTTTGGCCAAGAAGTAGTTGTTGAAAAACCCATCAATTGTACTCATAATTTCGAAAAAATTAATTTTTGTCAATCTCGACCTGTTAGGGTTGACGATTATTTTGTTATGGCTCGTAATTATAGAAAGATCATAATAACTTATACACATAGCACTAGGTGGTTTAGTAGTGATAAAAATATGCGAATGTATTTCTCAGCAATCGGATTAGCTGATTCCATACTTTATTACAGGGTTCCAGTTATTTGGGAGCTTGCTAAATCATTTTTTAAATTTTCTTGTATTTCTAAAGAAAAAGCAATAAGTCATATTTTTGTGTTAAAGAATTATCAATATGATTCCTTCTTAGATATTAAATCTCTGGAATCACGCAAAGATTCTTTCTCTGGCGAAATCTCTTTTGAATCTAGACTTTCATTTGAAAAAGCTTTCGGTCTAACACCAGCAGAACAAGTAACAATTGAAGAGTCTTTTCAGCATTTGAATCCTTTCTCATGATTCAAATCATGCTGATAGCTAGTACAGAAAAAATCCCGTCTGTTAGCTACTGACTAAAACTTATATTTGCACTTTGTGCACGGGTAC